TTGCACCTCCAGGGTTCTTTGCACCTCCAGGGTTCTTTGCACCTCCAGGGTTCTTTGCACCTCCAGGGTTCTTTGCCCCACCAGGGTTCTTTGCACCACCAGGTTTCTGTATACATGAAGACACTCTTGTTCTTACAACTACAGGATATAGAGCAGCAAAACACATATCTGTAGGAGACGTACTTCTTACCAAGGTTTTTGACGGGATACTTGGAGATGTAAGTCTTAAAGAAATAGCAGCATTTAGTATAGCTGAATTAAATAATTTCAAATTTATTGAATCTGAAGTTACAGATATTACAGTTGCTACACAAAAAGAAACAATTATAATAAATGGAGATAAAGCTAAAAGATTCTCAGTATTAGAAGAAATTCTTGTATTAACAGATGGTCAATACAGATTAACTAATGCAAATCGTTTAGTTCCAGGTGATCAAATTGTTACTGTAGAAAGTGATCTTAACGATAATGAGATATACCTTCTAGATGTTAAATCAATAGATGTAATTGATGAAATTACAGAGGTCTATGAGTTTAATAGAACGCCATTTGGATTAATTGTTGCAGATGGAGTAGTAGTAAACAATGGTTATCCAGATTTTGATATAAATTAAATTAAACATACACTGTACCCATAATTTTTAAATTAGACATTATGGGTACAGCTATGTTATAATCATTGTACTAATAGATAGGGTTAAAATGAGTTATTCATCTAAAGAAATGCTTTTCCCAGGAATTTGGGTTTATAAAGATGTATTTAAAAAAGAAGTTGATTTAATAGGACGTGTAGAAAACTTAATTGCAAACAATAATTCTGATTTTAAATGGTCTGGAGCCACTGTTGGCTACATGGAATCTCGCCCAGAATATAGAGATTGTGTAGATTTTAAAATTGGCGAAATTAAAGATCAATCAATGCTACAAAATCCAGATTTTCAAACTTTGCAGGACATCTGGAAAGATGCGTACTTAGCACAAATTGATGCTGTTAATGATTATTGCGCAATGTATAATTCAAAGATGGATTATTGGGAAGTAATGAATTTTGTTAAATATGGTCCTGGACAACACTTCCAAGAACACGCAGACCATGGATTTTCGTATAGCGCAACAGTTTCATTGGTTGGGTATCCAAATGATGGTTATGTTGGCGGTGGATTAAGATTCCCAAAACTTAATATTGATATTCAACCAAAAGCAGGAGATCTTTATATATTCCCATCAACATACCTATTTTCACATGTTGCCCTTCCAGTTTCTGAAGGAACAAAATACTCTATTGTTACAATGCTTGATTATAATGATCATGCGCATAATGATGAGTTTATGCAGATGCGTGAAAAGTGGGTCGCAAGAGATGCACAAAATAAAGGCCTTTAAAAGAGAAGGCTATGGAAATTTATCTCCACTATCAATAAAAAGAGAATGGATGGATAATACTTGGAATTCACACGCCTATCACTGTTTTCCAATCGGCTTAACAAATCAGTTGGGGTGGGGCATATCTTTTCCAGAAGACATATCTTTTATTTGGGATGGAATAAATGATTCTTCACCAGAGCATGTAAAAATTATGTCTGGAGAAAAATATGTTTCAACTGGAAGAGCTAATGCCACTATTAGTTTTAATACTGGTATAAGTTTTGAAACAGAAAAAAATGTTAGTATTTTATCTATGCCCGTACCAAACTATCCAAGAGATGGTATTACTCCTTTTTCTACAATTATGTCAACTTCTTTTTTTAATGAAGATTTGCCATGTGCATGGATAATAACTAGGCCAAATGTTGAGATAACAATAAAAGCAAATACTCCAATTATTGCAATACTACCAATTGATTTATCAGAACTTCAGGGTTCTGAAATAGATCTTTTACCAATAGATCAAAAAAAGCCTCAATCAGTAGATATGAATGAATATGGTAATACAATATATGAAATTAATAGAAATGGAAAATGGACAAATTTTTACCGTGATGGGGTTGATCATAAAGGCAAAAAGCTTGGTGAGCATCAGGTTAAAGCAATAAGGCTAAGCGTAACTAACTAGTATCTATGATATAATTATTTTATATAGAAAGAAGAAGCAATGGAATTAGCTAATAATTGGAATAAAAATGATTTGCCAAAATCAATAACCCCGTCTGGATTTTTTGGAGATTCAATTGAAAATATTGTTGAGTTACAAAATTTTATTACGGAAAAAGAACAAGAAAGCTTGATGAGATTTGCTTTAAACAATAAAATTTGGGATAAAACAGAAACACATGTTGACCAAGATGGTTTAGTTTTATATGATGCAACAGTTTGGGAAGACCGTGTTTGCACATATAATTCTTTAATGGCATCAGATCCATCAATATTAAATCTTATCTATTCTTTAATTGATCGTTTAAAAATTGAAGTTGACAAATTTTTTAATGTAAATGTTCAAGCCACTGGACCAGCAATTGTTAGATGGCCTGTTGGAGCACGACAAGAGCCTCACGCAGACAAAGAGTTCCATGTAGGAGAAGAACGTGGCAGACCAAATGATTTTCCCTGGTATGATATAGCTGGCCTATTTTATTTTAATGACGATTATGTGGGTGGAGAACTTTATTTTCCCCAACATGGAATAGAGTTTAAACCAAAGCCAAGGGCGGCGTACTTCTTTCCTGGAGACAAATATTATGCCCATGGAGTAAGACCAATAAAATCGGGTAATAGATTTACTTCTCCATTTTTTTGGACAATAATGGAGCATACAGGTGAAAAACAACCACCTGCAGGTTTTATTGGTGGATTCGATAATCCAGAATATAAAAAGCTTTTTGAAAATAAGGAGAATAATGAATAATATTAAGTTTACAGATGATTTTAAAGATTTAGAGTTTGAAGAAATTTATCCAAATGTAATTGTTTATAAAAATATGCTTTCTAATCCTCAAAAAGCTTATGAAACTATGTCTAAATCAGAATCAGCTTCTGAGGGAAAATATTTTTTAAAACCTTGGACAAAGTGGGCTCAATTTGGAACTTATACTCAAATAAAATGGGGAGAAGATTTAAATAATGTTGAACAAGGAGAAATGTTTGATGATGAAAAATCCTTACAAGACGAATTGATTGCAGCTTACGAAAAAGCAGCATCTCATTATACTAATCATACAGGTTTAAAATTTCCAGAAGACGCACATTTTAGCGGAAATTCTTATTGTAAATATTTTGATGAAATTGATGATTTAAAAAATAATATGACAATGCAATATCATACAGATTATATCATTTCTCAAAGAGACATGCCTGGAGATAAATTTCACACAACAATGACATTTTATATAAATGACGATTATGATGGTGGGGATTTAGAATTTTATATTGATAACAATATTATTAATCATAAACCAAAAGCTGGTGATTTAGTTGTATTTCCTTCTACAGATCCTTATTATCATGGAGTTAAAAGAATTTCTAATGGAAACAAGTACTTTGTTAGAAATTTTGTTATGACAAATTACCCAGGATCAGAAGAATGGCTAGAAAAGCAAAGAACAATTGGTGCTTATAAATGGTCTAAGATGGAATGGGAAAGAATTGAAAAAGAAGATGATGAAAATATGATTTATTTAAGTAACGGAACAAAAATTACTTTTGCTGAAGCACAAAAAATTAGGGCAGAAAAGTTAGGTATAACTCAGACAAATGAATAAAAATTTTGTTTTAGATGATTTGCTGTTGATTGAAGATTTTATAACAAAAGAAGAAGCTGAAAAAACAATTGCTCTTTTAAATAGATTAAATGAAATAAGGCCAGATTTTTGGAAGCCAATTTCATTTTATGAATCATATTCCTCTGGTTATCCAGAAGACAATGATCCAATACTTGCTGAGTTTGGTTTGCCAAATAATTGGTTTTCTAGCTTGTATAAAAGATTTAGAGATGCGGTTGCAGAAGTAGCTAATATTCCAGAACCACAGCTTTCAAAAATAAGTTTTCATTCACAAAAATGGGAGCCAGGCGCATTTGCTCCGCTTCACTCAGATAACAGCAATAATGATGGTGTTATGGGAGCATTTACAAGAAGTCGTTATGCAGCGTTCTTATATTTAAATGATGATTTTGAAGGAGGAGAACTATCTTTTTCTGAACATAACCTTGAGTTTTTACCAAAAACAGGCATGTTGGCAGCTTTTCATGGTGGTCATAAAAACATGCATGAGGTTAAGGTTGTTAAAAAATCAAACAGATACACTATAGGTTCTTTTTTTGATGATCGTGAGGAATCAGATTATCCTCAAGAAACTAGGGATGCGTGGGCAAAAGAGCTTGCTGAGGTAAGAGCGATGCAAGCAGATCAAGCAGTAGAATGGTCAGGAATACGTCAAGAAGGAAAAAGATTGACACCAGATGGAAATAAAATTTCAGAGAAAGATTTGATATGAAGCAAAAATTTTTAGGCGGTAAAGAACAATATATAATGTTTGACCTAGATGTTTTGCATCCAGACATCTGGTATTGGGATAATGTTATTAGTTACCCTGATGAGTTAGTTCAATTTATTAATAATATAGACTCTAATCAAATGTCTCATAAAGCCATATCTCCATGGAATGTTTGGACAGCAAGTAATAATAATGATTTAATTTATGGTGCAACCAAAAACATTAATAAAGATGAGTCTAAATGGGGTTGTGGGGATGAAAAAACTGATCAAAAAATCCTATATATTTACAATAGCTTAGAAATGGCCTTTGAAATGTGTTATTCAAGATATATGGACGGTCATAAAATTAATAAAGATGAATATAGATTAGAGACAGACAATATTCCTGTTAAAAAATGGCAAGAAGGCGCAAATATGGGTCCTCATGCTGATGGTTATGATGGCAATAAAGATTTGGCATTTTCTTTGGTTTGCTACCTTAATGAAAATTATGAGGGGGGAGAAATAAGCTTTCCAGGCCACAATATAACGATTAAGCCAAAGAAAGGTAGTATGATAATGTTTCCTTCTCAAACGCCCTTTATACACGAAGTAAAGCCTATTATAAGCGGTGATAGATACATGTCTACAGTATCTGCTTGGAAAATTTAATCTATAATAAATTTATGATATAATTTAGTTATATCGGGGGTATGAATGTTTTTTTATGATAGACCAGATTGCTTAAATCCATCTCCATACGTTGATGAATATGGAACAAAATCTGGAATTTTTATTTTTAAAAATATAGTTCCAGAAGAATTAGTTGAAAAAATTGAAAATGGGCTAAATGCTCTGCCAAATGAAATCCCTAAGTGTGATCAGGGTTTAATGAGCTGGTATACAGAAAAAATGGCTCCAGGAGTGCCTGGCACAATAGAGCTATGGGAATTTATGAGCGAGCTTATAGGTCCAAATTGGATTATTCATCCTCAAAACGCTTATTTAAGAGTAAGGCCTGGAGATAATGGAATGTTTATTCACTCCGATAGTCCAGGTAAAGGACAATGTCATCTTTTGTCACAAAATGATTTATGGAGTACTTGCTGCGAATTAGATTATGGAATATGTGCTTATTTTGGTGATTATGAAGGCGGAGAAATTTTTTATCCACAAATTAATCCAGATGGAACAATAAAAACAACTCCTGAAGATTTTAAAAAAGGATGTTTTGAGTACAAGCCACAAAAGGGAGATATAGTAATTCATAGTGCTTTTGAGCCGTACGCACATGGAGTGAGAGAGGTCACTTCTGGTACAAGATATGTTTTTTCTAACTTTTCTTTAAAAAAAGAAGATGCTCCAGGAACATTTAATATATATGGAACCCCAGAATATTATAAGCAGATCGGTAACAAAACTCACGAAGAGATAAGGGCTTGGATGGATCCTTTAAAAATAAATCCTCAATTTAGTAAAGAAAAGCTTAAAGTTTATCAAGAATCAGGCCTGGAAGGCACAGATTTAGCAAAAACATTCTTTAGTGATATGGTCGAGTAATTTGAGAGACTTAGCAAATGGCGGAACAGCAGAAGAATATGATGAGGCCATTGATTTAACTATACACACAAAATGCCCTGAAAAATGGCTTTTGATTGATATGGAAACAGGTCAACAATACATAGGATCTCCAACACCAAATCTTTATGGAAAATGGCGTAGAGTAAATACGTATAAGTGGGAAGAAGTGGCAGCTACAGAATAGTTTTTTAAGCTTTGTGGCAGTAGTGTGGTAGAATTTAACTATGAAAGTAACACCTATAGACGAAGTTAATTGGGGAATATATGTCTGGCAGATGCCAGATGGCTCTATTGTTAGAGATGAAGATGATAACACTCTAAACATTCCCGCAATTCGTGGAGATATTAGCCAGATTCAAAAACTTAAAAAAGTTGCAAAAGAGCTAGGCCTAGATGAAGGTCATCCAATGTTTTTCTCTGGTCATAGAAGAGTTACTGATGATGAACTTGAAGAACAAAAAGCACGTGCACAAATTGGACTTGTTCCAGATCCACAAGATATGCCAGCTATGATGGAATATGTAAGAGATATGAAGGAGATGGACCTTGGCTAGATTAACCACCGCTGATGATGATGATCAGGACGGCACACAAAGAATTTATACAGGAGAAGATTTTAATCTTGTTGCAAAGTCTGAAGAAACATTTGACGACCCATTCAATGTAAGCTGGGAAGAAATTAAAAAATCAGAAGGCCTAAATGATAATTTTAGACGCAGAGCTAACAGACTTGAAAAGTCCTTTACTGGAGTAAAAGATGCAAAATCTAAAAAATTAGATCCGCTTGATTTAACAGGCTATTCATTATTTCAAATTGTTCAACCTCCATACAACGTCTTATATCTTGCACAATTATATGATGTTTCTCCATATCATCACTCTGCTGTAAATGCTAAAGCAGCAAACGTTGTAGGTTTAGGATACAAGTTTGAAGAAACTTGGGCAACAAAGGAAAAAGTTGAATCAGCAATGTCTGATCCTAAAAAGCTTGATAAGCTTCGTACAAAGCTTGAAAAATCAAAAGAAGATTTAAGAGGATATCTTGAGTCAATGAACTCAGACGATTCTTTTATTGAAAATATGAAAAAAGTATTTATTGATTTAGAATCAACAGGAAACGGCTACCTAGAAGTTGGTAGAACCGCAACTGGAAAGATCGGATACCTAGGACACATACCTGCAACAACTATGAGAATACGTCGTCACCGTGACGGTTTTGTTCAAGTTGTTTATAACCGATACACCTTCTTTAGAAATTTTGGAGATACTGAGACCCCAGATCAGATCGGAACTGACCCACAACCAAACGAAGTAATTCATTTCAAGGTATTCTCACCATCAAATACATACTATGGAATACCAGATATTCTTTCTGCCAAAAACGCACTTGCGGGTGACGAATTTGCACAAAGATTTAACTTAGACTATTTTGAAAATAAAGCTGTACCACGTTATATAATTACCGTAAAGGGAGCAAAACTTACTGCTGATGCAGAACGCAAATTGCTTGAGTTCTTCCAGACTGGTCTTCGTGGTCGCAATCATAGAACTTTATATATTCCTCTTCCATCAGATGGAGAAAACTCTCGTGTTGAATTCAACATGGAGCCAATTGAAGCGGGAATTCAAGATTCTTCATTCAAGAATTATGCTGTAGAAAATAGAGATCGCATTCTCCTTGCACATCGTGTTCCAGTATCTAAGCTCGGAATGCCAGCAAACGTGTCATTGGCAAATGCTAAAGATGCAGATAAAACATTTAAAGAGCAGGTATGTCGTCCACGACAAGAAGAACTTGAGTATAAGATTAACAAGATTATCAGTGAAATAACTGATGCTTTTGTTCTTAGATTTAATGAGCTTGCACTTACAGATGAGGAAACACAATCAAGAATTGATGATCGTTACCTTAAGGATCAAGTTATTCTTCCTAACGAAGTTCGTGCACGTAAGGGACTTCCTCCTATTGCCACAGGAGATACAGTTCTTGTGTTAAATCCAAAAGATGCTGGTGATGCAAAATCAGACGCTAGTGGAAATAAGACACGTGATCAAAATAGAACATTGAATGCGCCAGATAAAATGGGTACAGCTCGTAATGCAAAAGGCGAAGGTCCCCAAGAAGGTAACTAATAATGGCTACAGCAATAGATGTATTAAATATTGCTAGAAGTCAAATTGGTTTCTATGAAGGTGCTAATAATGAAAATCCATACGGTGATTGGTATGGTATAAAAAATGCTCCTTATTGTGCAATGGGAATTAGCTGGTGCTTTGCGCAAGTTGGTTTATCACATTTAATTGCTGCACAAACTCCAAAAGGATTTTCTTTTAATCCTGCAGCACTCCATTGGTTTCAAATGCAAGGCCTTATTGTTAATAAGATGCAGATGCAACCAGGGGATTTGGTAATGTATGACTGGAATGGGGACGGGGTAGCAGATCACGTAGAACTATGTGAAAATGCAAGTCCTGGAGGATTTACCACAATTGCATTTAATACAGGTAATCCAAATGATCCTACAAAAGAAGGATGCTTTAGAGTTCATAGAAATTATCTTTTTGTGATTGCAGTAATAAGACCAAAATACCCAGTGCCAATTCAGCCAGCAGTATCTAAAATAACTACAAAGAAAGCAACAGCAGGTGTTGCAGCAACTGCAACTGCAATAACTGGAGGCATGTTAGCGACACATCCAGGAACAACAAATTCTGGATCTTTATCTAAATCTACAACAGTTTTTGTTGCTCCACCATTTCCCACATCTCAAGCTTCCTTTGCTATTAGCCAAACAAACGATGCAGTTTGGACTGTTCAAAAAGCTTTAGAAAAAGCGGGACTTTTACCAAAAGCCTACGATACTGGAACAATGAATAAACAAACCATAACAGGTTTAAGTCAATATGAAAAAGCATTGGGTATAACGGTTGCAAATAATACAATTCCACAAATAGTTTATGACAACCTTAAAGGAACATTATGAGGCTAAAACATCATTTTAAGTTCACAGTTGGAGACGCAAAACAACTCAGTATAGCCTTTACTGGAGCAATTTCAGCTTGGGCAGCAACAGGCTTTCAGCGTGATATAGCCCATTTAGCATATCCGATAATTGGCTTTGTTACGGGTGGGCTAGTATCTCATAATTCAACTAATGACCCTGGTGTATTGCCTCCATCGCACATAGAAACGCCGTATGCCAATAACATAAATGATAATTCTAAATCAGTTCCAGATCCAATTTTATCGGGAGAAACCTACAAGCCAGAAGGTGCCGATATTAAAAAGGTCATAAAAATCAATTCAAATATAATAAAAAATATCCCCTAAAATTATGACTTATTTATAAAACTTGCTATTATTTATTTACATATGGACATTCAAAAAACGTACTGGACAAACAGCGAAAATTCAATGGCCCTCCACTTTCCTATTACAAAGGTTAACAAGGAGAAGAGAACCGTTTCTGGTTTTGCCACATTAGACAATTTAGATCGTCACGGAGACATAGTAACAGCAGAAGCAAGTAAAAAAGCTTTTGATAATTTTAGAGGAAACATTCGTGAAATGCATGGATCCTCAGCAGTTGGCAAGATGGTCAACTTTAAAGAAGATAATTTTTTTGATCCATCAACACAAAAGAAATATTCTGGTATTTATGTAACAGCATACATATCAAAAGGCGCACAAGATGCTTGGGAAAAATGTTTGGATGGAACTTATTCAGGTTTTTCTATTGGCGGAAATATTGTAGATGCAAAGATGGAGAAATCAGATGATGGAACAGAGTCTCACAGAGTTATTCATAATTTTGATTTGCACGAACTTAGCATTGTTGATTCACCAGCAAATCAACTATCTAATTTCTTTTCTATTCAAAAAATGGCAGAAGGCATAATTACAGAAAATGTATTTTGGTGTTCAACAGATGAAGTTGCATCAACATCAACAGCAACAACAAAAAGCTGTGTTGTTTGTGATACAAACATGACAAATATTGGTTGGGTAGAACAATCTGATACTGAAAAATTTGAAGCAATTGAAAAAGTAATTGACTCTTATTTTACAAAAGATGATGCTCCAACATCAGCACACGAAGCAACGGAGTCAGCAGCTCCAGGTTTGGCAGGTAATATAAATGTAGTTGACTCAACAGTTGCAACACTTATGTATCCTGATCAAAATGAAAAAAACAAGGTAACTAAGAGTGATGATATTTCACTCGCTGAAGGGGGTAACACAATGGCAGAAGATACAAATGCTACAATTGAAAAGTCAATTGATGCAGAAGCTCCCGCCGAAGAAGTTGCGGTAATTGAAGAGGTAGCAGTAGCTGCTGAAGAGTCAATTGAAAAAGCCGTTTCTATTTCAGAAGTTGAAAATGCTTTTGATTTTGAGAAGATGGTTTCTGACCTAAAAACCTTCTTTGGTGAGTCTTTAACAAAGAACTACTCAGATAGTTCTGCAGCTGTAGAAGCTACTAACAAGATGTTTGAGGAAACATCTGCTAATTTAGCTAAGCAGATTGCCGATTTGGGCGAAAAATATGAAGCCCTAAATAAGTCAGTTACGGATATGTATGGAAAAATTGAATATGTAAATCATCAATTAACCAACTTTGAATCCGCATCTGCAGTTAAGAAGTCCAGTGACCTAAATGGATCATTGGAGACAAATAAAAAAATAAATAAAAGTGTATGGCAAGGAGCCTTCCTCAAGGTTAATAGCTTAAACTAAATCTACAAAAAAAATAAGGTGGTGAAATAAATAAATGAGTAATGAACTTTTACAAAAAGTAATTGACACAACAAATCTAGGTTCTTCAGCAGTTAATGCTTCTGGAGATTCTTCAAATCTCAGCGGTGATGGTCTCCTCTATCCAGATCAGGCTAACCGTTTCCTAGATTACATGTGGGATGCTACGATTCTTGCTAAGGCAGCTCGTACTATCCGTATGCGTTCTAACACAACCGAGATTGATCGTGTTGCAGTTGGACAGCGCATCATGACAGTTGCACAAGAAGATAATCCTCGTGATTATGTTCAGGGTTATACCAATGCTGCAGCTACATTTAATAAGATCTCGCTTACAACTCGTAAGCTTCGTCTTGATTGGGAACTTTCTTCAGAGTCTCTTGAAGACAATATTGAAGGTCCAGATCTCGAAGATCACATTGCACGTTTGATGGCTACCCAGGCTGGTAACGACATTGAGGATGTTCTAATCAATGGTACAGGATCAGGCTCTGGTCTTATGTCAGCTTTCAAGGGATTCCGTCAACTCGCAGTTGACAACGCTCACGTTGTTGATGCACAAGGTAATGGTCTTGACAAAGCAATTTTCAATCTTGCTATCAAGACTCTTCCACGTAAGTACAAGCAACGCCGTAATCAACTTCGCTTCTTCACAGGATCGAACTTGGTTCAAGATTATCTATATAATCTAACAGCTGAAACCTCTTCAGGTTTCACACCATTTGATATCGCTTCAGGTATCGTCCGTGGTGATGTTGCTGCTAACGATGGTGGCCCAGGCACAGTAACACCATTTGCATTTGGTATTCCAGTTATCAACGTTCCGTTGATGACAGAGACCGTTGCTGGTGACTACTCAGGTGCTGCAGGGGATCACGGTGATCTTCACCTCACATTCCCACAGAACTTCATTGTTGGTATCAAGCGTGATGTAACAGTCTATCGTTTGTTCCAGCCAAAGAAGGATACAATTGAGTACACTCTCTTTATCCGTGTTGGCGCACAAATGGAGAACTACGATGCACACGTTATCGTTAAGAACGTTAAGGTTGCAGGTTCCGTAGCAGGCTTTGATTTCCAAGGTTCTGTTTCAAACGGTGCAAATGTAACTGGCGGATTAAACGGAAACACATTCTAATTTTAATTAGATGCAAGGCGGGGGAATACTATGTATTCCCCTTAGCCATTTAATGGTATAATTAACAATGACGAAAGGAAATATATGTCATTTACAGAACTAAAGTTGCCAGAATTAAAAAAGATTGCAGACTCATTTGGTGTTGATATTTCAGATATAAAAACCAAAAATGAGGTTGTTTCACGTCTTGCTGAAGAAGGAATCACATGGCAGATGTATGATAAGTTTAATAATGCCGAAAAAGAAGAAGTTAAAGTACCAGCAATAGAACAAAAGAAGCGGTCAGCAACTTCAGCAAACAAATCTAATTCTGTTTTAGTAAAAATGGAAAGAACAAATCATTCATATCAAGTGGGGGGATATACTTTTACGGATCAACACCCATTTGTAGCTATGCCAGAAGAGAATGCACAACAAATTTTTGATAGACAGACTGGCTTCAGATTAGCAACGCCTAGAGAAGCCCAGGAGTTTTACAGCTAAAAAATAAATAAAAAGGGGGGTAATCTGAATGCAGAATATCCAGGTAGGAAGTCAAGAGAAAGTATACATTTACGTATATAGTGATGGAGTGCTTACTCAAGCAGATCACCCCCCAACTTTATCAATTTATGATGCAGATAATGATGCATTACCAATATCAGGATTTAATTCGTCAAACGTTATTGATGAGCCAGAACCTGGTAAGTATGGGTTTTTATTAACGCAACTGGTTACAAACACAGTTCGTGTTTTAGAGTTAAGATGGACATATGTAATAAATGGTCTTTCAGTAACTCAAACAGATTTTTATCAAATTCAACCAGTTTATTCGACTATTAGCGAGATAATAGATTTTTTAAACTATGGGGCTACTCCATCAGATATAAATTATCATCCAATATCTGAGATACAAAATGCAGAAAAATTAGCAAGAACAATTATTGACGGATATACTGGTCTTAAATTTTATTTAAGAAATGATTCTCAAGAGATGTTTGCAAATGGATCTGATGCACTTCAACTTGTTGAAAGAATGACAAGTGTTGATAAGATGTATGAAGATGACATTCTTGTTATTGATAATACGCAGCAACCAGCTTATAATCAATTTGGGTACAATATTGAATTAACGCAAACTGGATACGTTGCAAGATTAATAGATCCAGGGTGGGACATTAGATACGATAACGAAGTTGATGCAAACGTTCTTTATTATGGAAGATTTAGAGACGGATCTAGGTACAAATTTGTTGGAAATATAGGATATAAATATGTGCCAGAGGATATTAAAATTGCATCTATGCTACTTGTAAACGACATATTGTCTAATGATTATAACTGGAGAAATAAATATCTTTCTAAAGTTGATCTCAGCGAAATTTCATTTGAAATGTCAAAAGGAGCATTTAATGGTACGGGTAATATCACTGTGGATAACATCCTTGATCAATATCGTAACATTAATATGATGTTGATATAATGTTTAATGCATCAATAATGGGTTCTATAATGAACACTAAAGCTGATATATACATACAAGAGTACAGTCAAGATCCCAACACTGGTGCTGTGTTAAGAAGTTGGTCTTATGCAAAAACCATAGATTGTAAAATTGAGCCAGTAAAAGTTCATGGTGCTTCAACACGAACAGATAATAAGGTTTTTAAAAGTGGTTCTGAGGGAGATTATAACGAAAAACTTCAGCTTAAAATTAAATGTAATGAGCTTTTAAGTAAAAGATGGCGTATAGAAAATATACGCTCAAGCGATAATAAACCAATATTTATTGAAATGGATAGGTTTGGTGATCCAGATACAATATTTGAAGTAACTTCTTCTCATCCAACACTTGATCCATTTGGAAGAATTGCTTATTATGAAGCTGTGCTTCTAAGAGTTCAGGCACAAAATAATGATATCTCTTAACATTGATTCTAAACAAATAGTGTCAGATCTTGATGGATTTTTAAGCAATGTAAAACAAATTACAAATCCTTCAGTTGTAAGCGAAATTTCAAAAGGAATATTTACTGTAACTGGTGAAGAGTTTGTTAAATCTGTAGATAGATATGCCAGGATGAATCCTAAAAAAATGCACCACGTTTATGAGTGGGGTAAAGTTGGGGAGCCATCTGGTAGGTTGTTTGTTCTTGAAAGAAATTCAGTTTTAAATGGCTCATTAATAATTAATGCAAAATTTTTACCTTCTAGAATGCCAGTTCCAATCAATCCAGAGCTTTTGCAACAAGGAAAAAATGGAAAAATTGTAACAAGAAGAAGTATATTTGCAGATAAAGCAACAGTAATGGAAGAAGGTAGATCTGTATCTTTTACTGCAAAAAGAATATTGTCTTTTGTTGGCGATAGCGGATTAGTTTTTGTAAAGCCTGGTACTCAAATAAACATACTACATCCAGGTGGCAAAGGAGTAAATGGTGCATTTTCAGAATTTTTATTAGAATGGTATACAAATAATGGATACAGTGCAATGGACAATTCTGGGTTTTTTGAAAAAATATCCAACAACGTTTCTATTGCATTAAATCAAAACAATGCTACCATTAATACAGTAAAAAGAGCGGTATCAGATTCAATAATTTCAATGGGTCTAGACCAGGAGGTTATAGTATGACAGACTATACGTTAGTAGCAGCTTATGATGTAAGAAATGCTATTTGGAGTGAATTGCAGGCAGCGGGACTTTTTGATATAAATGATTATTATCCTGATGGATTTCCCGAGCCTTTGATCCCTATTATCCCTGCACAGCAAATACCAGAAATAAATAATTTGCTTCCAGGAAAAGATTTTTTAACCTATGATATAGCTCAAAAGCGAGCAAATCCGCAATGGTGGATAACATATGAGTCAATTACACTCATGATCGTTTCTAGGGATAATGCTAGAATTATGACCATAAGCAACTTTTTGACAGATCTGTTCAGAAGATATGATCTATCGGCTAAAGATATTAATCTGCAACTATCTGAAGGAAGCCCCTTCAATTTCCTTACTTTTAATATAGAGTACTCGGACCCAGTTCAACCATTTACAGACGAGGGTGGATATATGAGTGGTGTACTAACTATAGGCTATTCGTATACACGTGATATAGCAAACAGCTACACTGGAAGATACTCTTAAAATTTGATTTATTTTAAAATAATGCTATGATTCTATATGAGGAAGCAAGTTGTCATCTAGTTTTATTACAAATAAAATAAGGTGGTGAAATAAAAAATATGGCTACAAATACAAGAAACGTAATAGTTGGTGCAGCTCAGATTTTCGTCTCTAATAATGACGGAATCAATAGCCCACGCCCTACTACTACACCAAATGATATCAAAACTCTTCTAGGTACTTCAACAGGTACTTCAGCAGCAGCAGCACTCAATGGTAATGCATCATACCGCAACGTCGGTTTGACAAACACTGGTTTGGAACTTAACTATCAGCCAACATATGCTGAAGTTAAAGTTGATCAACTACTTGACGCAGCTAGACTTTTTAAGTCAGATATTAAAGTAGAACTCAAGACAGAGCTTTCAGAAGCAACACTTGAAAACCTACAACTCGCATGGGGTCAAATGGATTCTTATTATAATGCAGCAGGCAGTGCAGTTGACGCTTTGAAACTTACAGATCCTATCACAGGTGAAGTCGGTGCAACTCTCAACATGGCAGCAGGTTCTCTTGGAGATGCTCCAGTAGAACGTGTTATTGTCGCTGTTGGTAATGCTCCATATGCAATCGGAGATGCAACACAAACTTATGCAGGACGCAATAAAGAGCGTATCTACATCGGTCGTCGTGCAGTTTCAATGGATGTTACAATGCACTCTTTGAAGCGTGACGCAGCAACTGTATTCCCAGTTGCATTTCGTTTGCTCCCTGATGATTCTCAGGCATCATACGGTGGTTCTGAATACGGCGTCGTAATTGACCGTGTATGGGGAACAAACTAATCCCAGATTAGTATATAAAACTTAATATAGAATTTCAAGCCCTCCGAGAAATCGGGGGGTCTTGAATTTGTATTACCTTATAATATTGGTATAATTTAACTAACACAAAGGAGCTATAAATTGGCAACAACAGTATATGATGTACTAGATATTGAATTAAGCGATGGATCAACTATCGAGCTTAAACCTCTGCCTATTAAACAATTAAGAAAATTTATGGAAATAATTAATGCTATGCAGGATGTAGAAGATGGTTCTGCCGATGCAGCAATGGAAATTTTTATTAAAGCAGCTATGATTTGCTTAAAATCTACAAGACCAGATCTTGCAGAAGATCAAGATAAGTTTGAAGAAATCATTGAAACTCCTACAATGATGAAAATCCTTGAGGTTGTCGGCGGTCTGAAACTAACAGACCCAAACCTTCTGGGAGCGGCTCTAGTTGGGACGAACTAGATCTACGCTCCTTAGAGTCTGAAGCTTTCTTGCTCGGTCATTGGAAAAACTTTGACGAGTTAGAATCTTCACTTTCTCTTGATGAACTAACAGCTTTGTTAGATTACTCAAGAAAAAAAGATCGTGAAGATAAAAAGTTTAGTGCAGCACTTCAGGGTGTTGAACTAGAAGAGGAAGTGGCAGTTTTGGATATTGCTGATCTAAAAGGATATGCAGCAAACCAAGAAGGTTTCGGTATAGGTCAGGGCTTAGGATTTATGTCTATAGGAGGTGAAGAGTAATGGCAAATATTGAATTAAATATAGTTGCGTTAGGTGATTTTACATCTGTATCAGATCAAATAACAAAACTTAAAGCGCAAGTTGCTGCACTCAACACCTCATTAGCGGGAGCAACGGGAGCATCATTTGATAAAGCTGCTAAAAGTGTAAATGCTTTATCAAACGAATTTAGTAATGCTCTAACAGCAAGTGGATCTTTTACAAAACAAACTGTACAACTTCAAACAGAAACAGAAAAGTTTGGCCAATCACTTCAAAAAGGAACTCTTGGTTTAACAAGTTATTATCAAATATTAACTAAGCAGCAGGGCGCAGCTACAGATTCAGTAAAAGCTTTAGCCGTAGAACAAACAAAGTTACAAAATTCTGTAATTATGGCAGATCCCTCTAAGCAGGGTTTCTATTCAGTTTTTACACCTAAAAGTATTGATGCAGTTGCTAATGCTACAAAAATAGCTGCAAATGCACAAAATATTTATAATATTGCAATTAGGCAAGGCGCAAATGAATTAATTAACTGGGGTAAAAATACTCAGTGGGCTGGTCGTCAGTTAACTGTTGGTCTCTCTATGCCAATGGTTTTATTTGCTCAACAAGCAGTATCTGCATTTAATAGCGTAAACACAGCATTAACCCAATTTCAAAAAGTTTATGGAGAAGGACTTGTTCCTCCAAGCCAAAATTCAATTGATCAAATTTCTAAACAAGTTCTTGATTTAGGAAGAAATATGGCAGCAACTTTGGGAATATCTCAAGAATTTACTGTTCAAGTTGCTTCGTCTTTTGCTGCAATGGGTAAAATGGGAACTGATCTTACAACAATGACAGAACAGACAGATAGACTTGCAAAGTTAGGCAACTTAGATCAAAAAACTGCAACCACGGCAGTGATTGCTTTACAAAATGTTTATAAATTAAGTACAACACAGCTTGCTGATGCAGTAAATTATTTTGGAGCAATTCAGAAACAAACTTCTCTTTCTATGAACGACCTAGTTGATGCTGAAAGTAGAGTTGGTCCAATTATTGATCAATTGGGCGGTAGTTATAAAGATACTGCTATTATGTTGCTTGCAATGAAGGAAGCTGGTGTTCCAGCAGCACAAGGCGCAAACGCACTTAAATCTGCTTTTGCATCAATTATTGCTCCAACCTCAGCAGCAACAAAAGAATTTCAAAAGTACGGAATTAACTTAGCTCAGATTAAAAATGCTGGCGGACCCGTTCAAATGATTCAAGAGCTTCAAGGAGCGTTGCAAAATCTTAACCCATTAATTAAAGAACAACTTATTGAAAAATTATTTGGTAAATACCAGTTCTCTAGGGTTTCTGCATTGATTGATAACTTTGGAAAAGTTGGTTCACAAACTGCAAATGCTATGACAGTCGCTGCAGCATCGTCCGATCAAATTGCAAAGCTTGCAAATCAAGAAATTGCTCAAGCAACATCTTCTCCATCAGCTCAATGGACAAAAGCATTGAATACTTTTAAGGCAGATTTATACCCAGTTGGTCAAGAAATAATGAAAATTGCTACAAAAGTACTTGAATTTGGAAACAAAATAGCAAACTTATTCCAAGGATTACCTGGACCAATAAAATTATTAATGGCAATATTTGCTGGAGTTACCGTACTAGCTGGACCTATATTGATGTTAACTGGTTTAATGGCTAACTTTGTCGGTAATATTTTAAAGGGAGTGATTAATCTTAAAGATTTAGTAAGTGGTGGTAAAACAATGAGGCAGTTGTTTACTCCAGAAATTGTTGCAGCACAAAATGCAACAGATTTATTTGCTGCTGGACTTAAGGGCGATGTAGACCAGGTTCAACTTTTAACACAAGCTATTACTGATTTAACAGATAAGCTTGCAATAATGAAAGACCAAATGAATGTTGGCGCAGGAATTGAAGGACTTAAATCAGCAGTTGGTGCAACAGCACAAGTAGAAGCTGGGATATTTTCTCAAATGTCTATTCCAGGATTTGCAAGTGGTACAAATGGCGGAATAATAATTGGACCAGGAACTGGAACATCAGATAGTATAGTCGCAAGAGTTTCAAATGGCGAAACAATTCTTACTGCACAACAAACAAAAGATAATTTAGCTGTTATTAATGCAATTGTAAATGGAAAGAAAATTCCAGGATTTAATGGCGGTAAAATGGGTGTTCCAAGCCGAACTGGTTTAACTGGACAATATATAGATCAATCACATATGGCAGGAAACTTTGAGCCAGGTTCACCAGAGTATGATAATTTAATTGCAAATGATCCAGCATTAGCTTGGGCAGCAAAGCATGGATCTGTAAAGGTTACACCAGATCTTACTGCTGATACATCAAAATTGCTTAACTTAAAGTTAAGAGCAAATAAAGGCGGGGCAAGTATAGATGAATTTAGCAGAGGTTGGGACGAGGGTGGATCTGGTAAGTTTGTAGCTTCTGCAGGAAGACATGGTGCCGACATGTCAGATCCAGCGATGAGCCAGGCAGCAAAAGATTTTGATGATGCTGTAAAGCAAAGAGTAATTCAAGAAAGAAAGGCCAAAGAATTAGCTGCAGCAGCAGAAGGAAGAACTCTTGAAAAAGGAATTTTAGATGAAGACCTTCAAAAAGCTGTAAGGTCTGAAATTGATGCAAGAAAAAATTCAGAAGGTGCTGAAGGTAAATTTGCCGCATCTCTTGACAAAGCTTCAAAATCAATAGGCGAAATTCGTGCAAATGCTGGAACAAAAGCAATAAAAGAAGGGCTAGACTCTGGTGTATTAACAAGACAAAATCTTGATGGATCGGGAGAGGGATTAAATGTAAGGTTTGCCGACCAAGCAACATATGGAACAAGTGCTGTTGGTCAAGTTAGGGCAAATGGTAGAGTTGCAAATGCTTCTATGGCAGGAGATGGTAGCTATATTACAGGTGCTGGTAAAACTGCTGGAAAAAATGCTTTATCTTCATTTGAAAAATCATTTGCAGAAGGACTTAATGAAGCTTCAAGATCTGCTTCACCTTCAAAAGAAACTCAGCAAGCAACAAAAAATATAGTTGATGGCGTTGTTACACAAATTGAAAAATCTCAATCAGATATAGAATCAGCAATGCAAAATACTATGACTGAATCTGTATCAAAAGCAAATGAAGCTGTTCAAGCAGAACAAATGCAACTTCCATTATCTTCATTCCAAACACCAGATCTTACGCCTCAGATTGGTCCAAGAATGGCAAACGGAGGCTTCTATTCTGGAGAAATTGCTCCAGGAATTATGGGTGAAGAAGAATCATCAAGAATATCATCAAGACTTGACACTGCAAGACAAAAACTTTCTAATATTACAGAAAGAGTTACTGACAAATTTAAAAAAGAAGATGGAAAGTTGAATGCTGGAGCAAAAGCTGGTATAGGAACCGCATTGATGATGGGCGGACAGATGCTAGGAAACTCTTTGCCAAAAGGAAGCGTTGCTGGACAAGCAGTAAATAATATGTCAAGTTACGCTGGAATGGGAATGATGTTCGGTCCTTATGGAGCAGCTGCTGGAGCAGCTATCGGTGGCATAATGACTGTATTTAATATAATGAAACAGCATGCAGCAGAAGCAGCAAAAGCATGGACTGATGCTACAACAACATCTCAAGCAGACTTATCAATATTTGGAAGCACTGTTGCAAATACATCTATTTCTACAAAAAATATGGTCGGTGAAACAGCAACATTAACTACAACATCAAATACAGCAGCTTCCAGCATTTCAAATCTGGGTGGTGCAATAAGCAACCTTTCGCCACACATTGATGCAATGGTTAAAGCAATTGGAGATTTGCCTACAGGAGACCCGTTAGGCGACCTTGTAAAAGCAATTAAAAAAGATCCAAATTACACAACATCGGGCGTTACTGGAGAAATAAGAAAAAGCGTACAAAATGCAATTTCAACTGGAGGATTAAAACCAGAAGATTCTAAAAGTTATGTTTTTGCAGCGTTAAAAGCAGCAGGACGATCTTCAGATTTTGGCACTGTGTGGAAAGAAGTATCAAAAGCAATAGGATTTAGTGAAAAGACTGGAAAAGCTAATACTGCAAAAGCAACAACATCGTCTCTTGATTATTTAAGTAGAAACAAAGCAAACGATAATGCAAATGGGCCAGAAGGTTTTCAGCAAGCGGACGCAGGGAGCCTAGCAGGACAATTTACTCCAAAAGCATATAAAGATCTGCAAGGAAATGCTAAAGCTTTAGCAGATCAAATGAAAAATCTTTATGCAGAAGTTTCTAACGGCTCTTTGTCTTTTGCAGAAGCAGATCAAAGAATAAAGGGTATGTCACAGTCAGCAAACGACACTGGTGTAAACCTAGTAGCGTTAGAACAATCAATTATTGGAACTGGAACTTCTGATGATATAAAAAGACTTCACGATATTGAATCAATGATTAAGGCTGCTGGCCCAGCAGCAAAGCTTTCTGCATCTGAAATTACAAAATATCAAACAGTTTTAAATGTAAAGAACCAAGCAGACCTAGTAACTTGGGGAAAGAAAATGGGTATCATTGCTGGTAACGCAACGGGTGCTCAAATTACAGCAGCTATGACAAAAGTTGTTGACGCTTATTATAATTCTCCAGAGTATAAAAAAGCTATGGATGCTGCAAACATTTCTCTTACTGGACCTCAGTCTGGCGGGAACTTAGGCGGAGGAACGCCAGCTCCTTTTGTACCAACAGCACAAGAAAAAGGTTTGCAAAAACAGCTTGAAGGAATGTTGTCTACACAAAATGCACAATTAAAAATAGTTAAAGATCAACTTTCAATACAACAAAAAGTTTCTCAAGAACTTAAAGCTCAAATGCAATATCAACAACAAATAAATGGCTTGCAAAATGATGCAAGAACTGCTATGATTAGTGGTGACTATTTGCAAGCAGCTACTATTAAGCAACAAATATCTGGCGCAAAAGTAGATTTTAATGCTACATCTGTTGCTGCAAAAATGCAAGATCAGATAGATAAAATGCAGCCAAATGCAGATGCAATTAATCAAGCGTTGTCAGACCTTAAAGATTTGATTGGCAATAGTAAAACAGTTGTTCCAGCATCAATATTAGCTGCTACAAAATTGGGTACAGTAAGAGCACAATCAGTGTCTGCTGGTATTGCAAATGGTGCACCAACTGTAAGCACTATAATTAACGTTACTGGAACGGTAGATTCAACATCAACAACATCTTCTCATCCAACAACATCAACAAGTACAAAAATTATAAAAGGTGGATCTAAAATTAAATCGGGATCAACAATAAAAGCGGGGGCTAAATAATGACATATCAAATTGCACAAGGAGTTGATGTATCTCTTGATGGTGTAACATGGTATCCATTAACAGACCATAATCGCCAACCAATAAATATTACATATACTCTTGTTGAGCAGGCAGATAGAATGGCAAATGGAACTATGAGAAAATATGTAATTGCCAGAAAGTTTACACACAAGATTGACTGGAAAGATGTTCCAACATACGACCCATATCTTGTTGATTACAATGGGGCGGGTGGTACTTCACACGGCCCCGCTTGGATAAAAGCTTTTTATGAAGGTAATTATAATAACCCAATATATGTAAGGTTTATATTTGCACAGCAGCAACCAACAGTAAATGGTTTACCTGTAGACGGAACTTATACATCTTCAAAACAAAACCCCAGCGGTGTTAACCCAACGACTGGAAATCCTTGGAACGTATATCAAGCTTTTATGACAACATTTACTTATGACGTAACAAAAAGAATGCGTGGAAATGCTGCAACTGCTGGAGTAGGGTATGACCACGTTGATTTGTCTATAGAATTTACGGAGGTATAATGTTAAACAGTCAATATACAAACGTATTTACTGGATCAAACCCTGCATCTTCAGTTACTTTGTTTCCAATAGTTTCTGCTGAATGGAATCAAAACTTATTTAGTCAGCCATACATAACCGTAGCGGGAACGGGTGTACAAGAAAATATTGGAAATCCTTCAATAACAGTTTCAGATGTTACAAACACCACAGAAGCTATGGCGGGATCAATAACAAAATCTTTTAAAATGTCTAATACAAATACTTCATTGTCTTATACGTTCAATACAGCAACAAGCTCTCCAGCATATAAAATAATAACTTATATTAAAACTGACAGTGATTTACCAATAATGGCTAATGCTTATGCAAAAGGCTCTGCAAGCCAATTTGGCTCATCAACTGTTGATATTAATGCATTTGGATATATGAAGCTTGTAACTTATGTTGGATCTTCGGGACCAACCGACACAATTTCTTCTATGAAATATACCATTAATTTAAATACTTATAATTCTAATTCAATATCAACACCAATTAATGTGTATTATACGCAACCAGAAGTGTTTCCTATATCTTATTACAGCTATCAAAACGATTCTTTATGGCCAACTGACAGCCCTTTTGGTTTCTTTAGACCTGGAGAATCTTATGTTCAAACAGGAAATAGCTCAGTATCACTTCCTTCAAACTTTAGACAAATAAGTACTCAGACTATAAATGGAAAAACTGGAATATATCCTCCAGTATCTCCAATAACACAAAATCCACATTTTGCTTTAGCAACACCTCCAACACCTATGTATAAAAATGTGATGCCTAGTGATATGGCTCCATACAAATATTTTGTTTCTGATGCATCAGCAAACACCCCAAACCCAAGCATAAGTGGAATATACCAACCAAATACTAATGCAAACAAAATTGTTTTAAAATTTAATACAATACAAAGTATACCTACAATTAATGTGCTTTTGGACGGAACTGCGATTGCAACAGGACTGGTGGTTCCTTCAAATGGAGTTGTTGTTCTTTACTATAATGGATCTACGTGGTCACAAAATAAATGGTCTACTATGCCATCATTTAATAATGATGGAACAATTTCTTTATTAAAAAGCTTTAGTAAAATAACTGTTACTCAAACTTCAACTACGCCAACTTCAGATTTTGCATCCTATACTTCAAGTGCATACGTAGCTTCAGATTTAACAAGAATGCAAGTTATTGAAATTTCTCCAAGAATTGAAGTTGATTTAACTCCGTACGTTATGGATCTTGATATAACAAAGCAGCTTGATTCAAAAAATAACTATATTCCAATTTCATCAATTAACCCAAATGATGCCTCAATTACTTTGTCTGGAATTCCCTTAACCCATAACAACTCCCCAGTACCCATATTTTCTAGTCAAAACCAAGGTTCAGTTTTGTACAATATGATGAAGAAAAACATCAAGATATACATAAACTGGAATCTTCAAGAATATTTTCAGGGTACAGAACAGATTCCAAACGCATTCATACCAGCTGGAATTTATTGGGTAGATACATGGACAGAAACAGATATTCAAACAATTAAAGTTTCATGTTTTGATATAGTAAATTATCTACAAACACTTCCAGCTCCAGACTATGTTGCAAGTAATAAAAGTATTTTTGACATTTTAACAAATGTTTTAGATTTGGCGGGGTTCACAGATTACGATTATGACAGTTTATATAGGGTAACAAATGACTCTTATACAGAAATGGACCTATATTATTATTATTGTAACTCTCAATCGGTTACGCTTTATGACGCAATATCTGAACTTTTCTTAGCTCATCAAATAGGTGCATATATAGATGAGTTTGGAATCATGAAATTTTTAAGCCTTTCAGATATTATAAGGGCCAAAGACTCAGTTGTAGGATTTAACGATGCCAGCATTATTCAAGGTGGATATTCTATAACAAATAAAGCAAAACCAGGTGCAATTACTATTAGCTATCAAGAACCAAAAGTTACACAATCTCTTGCTTTGCAAAATGCTACTGATCCATCTGTTCAAAAATCTCCATCATTTGTATACACAACATCAAATGAAGTTTTATGGACTCAAAAGGATCCAGATTCTGTCGGCGCAAATTACCTTTCAACTTCAATGAATGAGTCTGATAATTTCTTCCAAATGAATAATAATAGCTTGCTTGATGTATTTCACACATATCTTTTAAATACTGATGGATACGCTGCAATTGAAAACGAAATCGTTTCTTTTATTTACAAAGAGTATGAATTAAAACAGATATCAACAGGAATTACACAGCTTGTTTATCCAAAAAATGATTTAGAGTTATCTTCAGCAATTAATCAATTTATAAAACTTCATCAAATTAAATTGGTAACAAGTGATGGGTCAATAAATACAAATGCTTTAGATGTTAAAATTACTCCAACTGGCAAAATTGGAAATGTTCAAAGAGGAATGTTTGGAACAGTTGCATCAACACACAATATACCATCTAACATAAGTGAAAAGAATTTAACTTCTGTTCAGGGTGGAACATCTGTTATAACGGAAAATCTAGCTAGCTCAGATAATCCAGTAATATCAAAAATTGCTACAGTGCCAAATTCAAATGCCATGCAGTATGTATATAATAATTCTGTTATTAATCCAGGTTACAAAACCTATTCAGCTAAATTTGATTTAAATGCAGTAAGTCCTGTGTCTGGTGGAGTATTTTTTAGTTCTTCAGATACAGAATATCGTGTGGAATTAGTACAGGTAGGAAATTCCCTAGCAACAAATACTTATGTTGTTGCTCCGCCACCTCCGCCTCCATACGTGGC